GTTCGGTATACGATGACTTGACATCATAGTATAAATAGCTCACACCTACCAATGCAAGGAAAGCAACCCCAGCAACGGGATTCTTTCGGAATTGATCAAACGAAATTGGTAGCGGATTTGCGGATGGTTTTTTTACGGTCATTTGATGCGATTAATTTTTTTAGCCCAATAGATAACAGCCAAAACGCCCGAAATAATACCAAGAATCCCCACGCCAAAAGTAACAAGGGGTTGATAAATTTGAGCAAAAGTGATGACCGCTGATGAACCCGTGATTGCGGTGGCAATGGCTGCGGTGGTATCATTAAGGTTTTTCATTTAGATTGGGGAATGGTGGGGGTGGTGGTGGGATGTATTCGGCTTGGGGTAAGGTGAGAAGCCAAGCGTATTGGCTTTGTTCTACTTGTGGTATTTGTTGGTCGCTAACAAAATTAAACCATATATCATTAATGTCTTGAACGCAATTAAAGCATTCAAAAGGCGCAAATTCCTCTCCTTGAATTTGCTGATATTGTTCTATTGTTAAAATATATCCTATCATTAGACTTGACGGCTTAAAGTTGTTTGAAACGCTTCTACTGCGGTGTAAAGGTTAGCTGCTTGAGTGTCTGTAAGACCGTCTCCAATTGAAGCGAATGCACATTCTTTTGTTGATGGTAGAAATAAATTTCCGAGAAAGTTCAGACCTCCTAAAAACAGATTTGCATTTTTTAGAGAAGTTGAAGTTTGATTGTCGGAATATGGTGAATTATTTCTGTGAAACCATTTGGTTGTCGTTGAACTTATTCTTGTTGCTAATAATAAACCAATAGTTGGAGAAAAAATAGGACCTGCAAATTCTATAGAATTAAACGCAATAAAATTTAATGTTGAATTGTACGCATATCCAATTTGTTGACCGGCACTGCCATATGTACCCATATCTTCCCCCAAATTGGTTGTGTTTGTCCTAGAGTAATAACTTGCATGAGCTGAATTTAAGGAACTATCAACACTTGCGTTATAGTTTGTATCCATATAGCCAGTAGTACCGTTTGGAGTAAAACCTGTACTTGCAAAAGTATTTCCACCATAAAATGCACCCGTAAAACTTGAACTCTTTAAGTTTTGCGCACACGCTGCCGCACTTGCACCAACCATTGGATAAATGGCTTTCATTGAATTCCATATGTTGTCGGCTTTCATTTGAATTACCAATGTATTTACGGCAGCAATTTCTGTTGCTGATAGTGTTCCTGTTGCCGCAGTTACCCTATCAAAAAACGCTTGTGCGTCAGGGTCAACATCCGAAAAACTTCCTATCAAGCCCAACTGCGTAGGTAATTGCCCAGCGACCAACTTGTCACCGAACAATTTTTCATTAAAGCCACGCATTATCCCGAAGTCAGGCATCTCAATAATCTCCTTTTACTGCAAAAATATTTACTCCTACCGCAATGGCAACTGTTGTTCCAACCTTTACCACTTGACCTGCCTTTAACTGCAAATCCGAGTAAGCAGTTACCGCCCTTTGTGATGTAGTTGTGTTTCCAGCGGTAATCGCAGCCAATGCAATCTCATCGTACAGCTTGAAATTTGCCCCACTTGAATCACTCACAAAAATCAAAACCAAAGTTGCCGCATTTGTTCCTGCAACCTTTGCCCCAATCTGCGTGATCTTCGTGCCGTTTGTTGCAGCAGTTAAAAGCGTGACGGTGTTTGTCATCGTTGCACCTGTTCTGTCGGTTGTTGCAGTCGTTACCGTTGCGATTGCAAGTTCTGGTGATAGTGCGAATATGGGTGATGTATTTGCTGGCATTTTAGTAGTTATAAAATAAGTATAAATCCCCACCTGTTGATGGTGGAATGTTTAAGTTTGTCAAATTAGAACCGTCAACGGCTGGAAGTTTTGCAGATGCATCCAACTGAACCAATTGAGATGCTCCGTTGAATGTGTTTCCTTGCTTTGTGACGGCAGATGTTAACCTTGCATCAGCCAATGTACCACTTGCGATATTTGATGCGTTTGTGGTGTCTACATTTGGCACATCACTCAACCCCACTTGTGCTTTTGTTGTGGCGTGTGGGTTGCTTGTATCGGATGTGTGTGATGTAAGTGTTGAAAGATTGGCGGTGATTTGTGCTTGTAACTTCCCAAACGCACTCAATACCGTATCAGTTGCAGAAATCACGGCATTTGTTGCCAATGACAAACCAGTCAAAACAACTGCTCTCACTCTTGCTGCGGTGAAATACTCGTTTGTTCCCTCGCTTATGTCCGTTGTTGTCAATACAACTGCACCCGTCTTTGTGTTTACGGATTGAACATTTCCTTGTGATGCGATGGTGATGGTTTGAAGTGCATCGTCAAAAGTGATAGATGTGTTTGAACCAGCCAACAAAGTTGCTTTGACCTTCGTGTAAACTCGTGTATTGGTGAAATATAGGTTTGTTCCTTCTGCAAGGTTTGTGGTTGAACTGGCTTCCAATACCCTTTGCCCAATGTTGACAAGATTTGTCCGTTTGGTTACACCTTCGGAATAGTCAACAATTGGGATGCTGTCTTGATTGACATCAATTGTTCCTATCGGATCTAATTGGGATATTTTTTTATTAGCCATAACTTTCTACCAAACGACCTCCATCCTCTTGGAGTAATAAAAATGAATCTTCAGTTAATAAAAAGTACGCCCTCAATGCATCAACATCGTAGTTTCGTTGGTTGAATTCCACATTCCGTTCAAAACCCATATCACGGTTTGTAGTGAACAATTTCTTGGTGATATCAACTTCGTGTTCAACACCCATATCACGATTCGTTGTGTATATTTTTTCGCTCACGATACTTGGTAAAATAACTCTTCGTTTAACAATGGGAGAACTTTCAAGATGCCTGTTTCAACCAACTCATCAGCCAATGACGGATTCAAGTTGTTAGATGAAATCTGTGCGTAGATTCTGTATTCGTGTTCACCAACTTCCAAAGTTGTGTTGTCGGTTGCACCTTCATCAAACAAAAACTTGTTGTATCTTTCTTTGGCAGTTGATACATCGGTCAAAATGAAATTCTTGTATGCGTCAGTTTGTCGGCACTTCATACTAAATAAAAAATACGGGTTTGCAATAGTGACCTTTTCGGTCAATGTCACATACCAGTATTCGGAATCTTGTTTGGTTACCTTCAACATCTCTACAAAATAGCGAGAGTAAAAATATGTAACAAAAAAAGGGAGAGCATATTGCCCTCCCCATTCGACCTATGAAACAAGAATCAATTAGATACCCAAAGCGGTAACAACTGAACTTTGCAATTTGTAAGGTGCTTCCGCTTCGATAGCGGAAAGAGTAACTTCATAACCGTTGGAATCGCCCATAGCAGTACCGGTGTTTGCAACCATTGCAGTCACATCACATCCGTACTCCTTGCCGACCAACCAATACTCATCGTTGTTGTTCTTAACGATGCAATAGCAACGACCTTGAGCAAGGAGCTTCATTTCGTTACGCTTGGTGGTTGACAATCTGCGAAGTTTGAAAACAACATCCGATTGATTGAATGATGTTCCGTTCTCAACAGATACGTTGGTGGTGATGGTCAATGATCCAGTACCTTTCGGCAACTCGTAATCGTAAACATCACCACTTGCAACGGTTGTGCCAGTTACTTCACCACTTGCAATTGTGAATTTTGAATCAACCCAAGTGATTAAGTGGATTGATTTGATACCTCCGACTGCATCCTTGCAATCAAGAGTGAATCCTTGTGTGAGTAAACAGGGCATATTTTATGAAGATTAAAGGGTGAAGTAAACGATTTCTCCGGGGAAAGCAACCTGAACACCAGCCTTGAAAGTGAAACGAACACGAACTTCATCGTTGTCCTGTGAATACCACATCTTCACTTCTTCTTGCTCGTCAATCAAGTCAGTTCCCATAAAGAAGTTGCTCAAAGAACCAGCAACAATCTTGTTAGTTCCGTTCAAACCACCAACAGCGATCAACTTCATGTTAGTACCGGGGTAAACCATTTCCATTGAAGTGGCAGCATCGGCAACAT